AAAAGTTACTTACAATCCCACCAAACAACCAATCCCACCAATGCCTCTAGAACGCACCAGATCAAGCTATACGGCGTTATTTCTGATCGCCAGTACCAGCGCCTATAAAATGATTTAAATCCATCTCAGGCCTGTATCCTGCGTTCCAGAGAACTTGATAACAATCGATAACATTTTTGAAACCATCTGAGATATCGCCTTTACCAGCGGCAGCCAGAACCATCTTGTCGGCCATCGATAACTCTCGGTGAAAGAACCGGCTATTGATCGACGGCGGTCGTCCGTTTTTCCTTGCCATAATTTCAATTCCAAAAGTAACAACAAATCAAAATCCAAAAACTAACCAACCCTGACCCTGCTGGCATTGACCCTTGACCCTAACCCTAAGGGTTAGGGGTCAGGGAGGGTCAACTTTTGCCATCTTTTGCCCCTTTTTGACCCTGACTAGGGTCATGACCCTAGGGTCATTCAGGGTCAAGAATAATGATACCAACATACTAACTATTCTTCCTCAAAAGCAGCGCATTCGTTTCCAATTCATTAACCATAATCCACCCATGTTCGCTGGCTTGAATCATCCCTGACTGCATCAAATACCCGATCAATTTGTCGGTGTAGCTCGGATTAATCATGTTCCTAATCGTTCGATCGGCGTTGCCGTCCTTGGCAAGTTTCTCTTTCAGCGCCGACCTAGACAGGTACGGCTGATCGTTAATGACTTCAGCGCCTGAATCAAACCACGCATTTTCAAACATTTTCCGAAATCCTTCGGTCTTGGAGTCCTTTTTATCCCTTACTGGTGCGGCACTTGGAATGACGACCGCGCTAGTTACTGGCTGGTCATCCTCGTCCGTCCAGCCGATTATGGCCACGGATTGCAGTGATAGGAAGACCGGTTCGGTCATTTCGGCGTCTTTGGATTTGCGTTGCACTAGCTTCATTGGCGTGCTGTCCGTGCTTGGCACCACCGATATTTCAATATCCAAAGCTCCGCGCCACGCACTTGAGCCTCGGGCTCGGTGCTGCGCCTCTTCCGATACGCCGGTGTGATGCACCAAAATGACGGAGCAATCGAACTCGTTCATCAGGTTATTGCATGAGTCCAGCATGGTCTTGGCATCTTGGGCGCTGTTTTCGTCCCCTGATAAAAAGCGGTGCAGGGTATCGACCACAATGACGGTGGGTTGCTTAATTCCACGGATTTGCTGCACCACCTTTAGATAACCGGCTGGCGTATTTAAATCGCAGCCGTCCTTTGATAGCCACATATTGATGGGGGTGGTTACTTGGTGGTGCTGTTTCCATGCGGCTACGCGACCGCGCAAGCCGTGGTGACCTTCACCAGCCAAATAGACCACGTTGCCGGCCTTGACCTTGTTACCGCACCAATCAGGGATGGAACTGGCCATGCGCAAACACCAATCCAAAACGACGAAGGTTTTGCCGCCACCCGAGGGGCCATGCACCATCACCAAGGCATTCGATTGCACCCAACGCTTAACTAGCCATGAGATCGGGGCAGGTTTGGAACAGAACTCGTCGATAGGTACTAACCAGCCTTCGATGGGTGGGTTGAGAAGCGCGAGAAGGTCGTGGCCATCTTTGACGTAATCATTGGCGTCGCCTTGAATCGGCGGCAAAATCATTTCAGCGCCGAACTTGGCGCAGGATTGCTCGGCGTAGCGCTGGCCAACGCCAGAGGCGTCGTTGTCAGCCACAATCACAATGCTTTGCTGAACGCCGTAAGTGTCGCGCAGGATGCCGGTAACAGGCACAAGGTTGGAAGCCGAATAGGCCACTACGCAAGGTCGATTAGTAGTTTCGTGAATCGTTGCAGCGGTGGCAAATCCTTCGGCCAAATACAAAACGCCAGGCTCGTCCATCGTGCCGATCATCAGATATTTGCCGCCGGTCTGGCCACCAGGGTGGTAGAGCTTATTCCCATCGCCATCAATGTACTGAATGCTCGATAACACGCCGTCGGTGCCATACAAAGGAACCATCAACCTACCGTCGCCGGTAATGCGCGAGCCGTGCGGCTTGATGCCTTTGCGTTGCAAATACGGATGATCTGGCGAGGCTAGACCACCACCAACCCATATTTTTTCAACGGTGTCGGCGGCAACTTCGTGCTTGCGCTGAATTTCAGCGTCGCGCAGGGTCTTGGCCTCAGTCAAGCGCCGAACAAATGTCATTTCTTCGGAGTCGGACAATTTACGGCCAACGTCGGCGCGAAAGGTTTGCTCGATGCCCATGCGCCAACAACCAAACCGACCGGCGGGAATACCGTCGCCAAAGATCAAATACCAGCCAGGCTTGTCACCATGGTTGCCGGAGCCTTTCGTACCGGACTTGAAACGGTGGATTTTGCCGTCCATCCGTATTTGATCTGGTGGCTCTAAACCTAATGACACCATCGCATCAATCAATTGCTGCTCTGGCGAAGTAAGTATTTTTTCTGGTGGTGGTGACCAAGGGCCGCCAAAGATATTGGATAAATCAGCCATTAATCATTCTCCGCAAAAGCAATCGATGGATTCATCAACAAACATATCTGATTGATTTGCTGAACTTTGAGCCATTACTGAATAAGACGGTCTATCGCTACGCCAAGTACCACCAATTTTATGTTCCATATCTGCCCACCATATAGCACGTTCGGGTTTATCTGCAATCAAACTTGTGATTTGATACTTTCCTTTAAGAAAACACAAATCACAGTTTCCTAATGGTGTAATCCCATTATTAAAAGGAATTCCAAGATTAAAACTGTGCGCATTCCAAAAATTTTGCACATCATTTTGCGTAATTCCAGCAAAAACCAATGGTATTAACTTGTCTTTCATCTTTGCGGCTCGGCGCTGTTCATCTGCCCTTATTCCTAAAGCAGTCTCGTATTCTGTTATCCCTATTGATTTCAAGTAGCGGTCAATGGTTAATACTTTTAACTCGCCAGTACAAAATCTAGCAATGGGATTGGGTAAATATTTACGTTTAAGAATTAATTCCTCAAACGGTTCACCGTTGCGGCTAGCGGTCTTAAAGTCAACCACCTTAAACTTAGGATCAATAGAGGTGTACTCAAGCCAATGTATTTTTACATTCCATTGAGTCTCGCAGTCGTGGACAAACTGCAACGTCGCCTCGTCTTCCTTGCCAGTATTGGCAAAGCAAACAATCGCCTCATCGGGCAAGCCGTTATTCGATTGCAGTACACGCCAAAGCATATAAGCGCTAGTCCTGCCGCCAGAGAACGATATGCAGGTCGGCTCAATTATTTTGAAGGGATCAGCCATCAATCAATGTCCCTGAGAAATAATCATTTAGCAATTTAATAACTTTATAGGTGGGATTAGCCTCAGAATTGTCCCGAACATCGCGCAACGTGTTGTAGTGAAGGCCGGTGGCCTTAACAATCAAGCCAAGTCGGCGATCCTGTAATTTATCTCTAATTTGGTCTAAAGTTAGCATTTATATTCCTTTGTCACTTTTTTACATCAAAGTGTTGACATCCTACTTTGTATTCGGTAATCTTGCAAGCAATCGCCAACCAGGTTCTCTGACCGGCGACTAAATAGGAGAAGGAAAATGATTATTTCAACAGATGCAAAAGCCATCTATTCGCAATACGGCATCGACTTAGATGACGTTGACGCTGTATTGGTGGCGCATAACTGCAACGTAAAAGCCGAAGGCAGCGGCAAGACTGCCCAAGATTGGGCGCATCTTTGGGCTGCTGCCGAGAACGACGCAACCGATTTGACCTATGCGGAGGTGAGCCGTGGCTATTAATCTCAAATCCACCGGCAACCTAGCTGGCAATGGTGTGAAGTTGCTGGTCTATGGCCAAGCAGGTGCGGGTAAGACGAGCCTTATCCCAACGCTGCCTAATCCAATCGTGTTAAGCGCCGAAGGTGGCCTCTTATCAATTCAGGATGCCGAGACACCTTATCTTGAAATAACAACGATGGCCGAGCTTCAAGAGGCTTACAAATGGCTGGCTGAATCGCAGGAAGCCACGCAGTTTGAATCGGTGGCCATTGACAGCATCAGCGAAATTGCTGAAGTCTGTCTGAACTACGAAAAAAAGGTCAACAAAGACCCACGCGCAGCGTATGGCTCCATGCAGGAACAGATGGCCGACATTATCCGAGCATTCCGTGACCTGCCAGCCAAGCACGTTTTGATGACGGCCAAGCTGGAGAAAACGCAGGATGAAATGGGTCGCATTTTGTACGCACCTTCGATGCCAGGCAACAAGACCGGCCAATCCTTGCCGTATTTCTTTGACGAAGTGCTGGCGCTTAGAGTTGAAAAGGATGCCGACGGTTTTGCCCAACGTGCCTTGATGTGCGATAGCGACGGCCTTTGGTTAGCCAAGGATCGTTCTGGAAAACTCGAGGCTTGGGAAGCGCCTGACTTGACGGTAATCATTAATAAGATCGGAGCGAAGAAATGAATATCAATATTGCGATAGTCATGGCTCTGGCCATCTTTGCTGAAACCATCGTGGAGTGGATTCTATGAACGAAATCGAAACGCTGTCCAAGGAATGGACTATCGCCAAGATGGAAGAAGCGGCAGCGACCAACTATCGTCGCCAGATCGAAGACAAACTGGTCAAGCATTTCAACGTGGCCGAATCCTTTGAGGGTACTCAAAACCGCGAGGTCGGCCAGTACGTCGTCAAGATCGAAGGCCGCATGAACCGCAAGGTCAACGCCGACAAGTTGCAGGAGTTGGCGGCTGCAAACGGACTTGAGGCGCATTTAAGTAGTTTGTTTCGTTGGAAACCTGAGATTGTTTCGGCAGCTTGGAAAGCAGCAGATGAAAGTATTACTAAACCTTTGTTGGGTGCAATTACGACCACGCCAGGTCGCCCAACTTTCACAATCACCATGATCGGAGAAGAATAATGGCTTTTTTAGACCAAACCTTTGAGGCAGATGCAATGCCAGTTAGCGACAAATCCTACGAGCCGCTGCCAGCCGGTTGGTACACCGCAGCTATTACCGGTGCGGAACTGAAAAACACCAAGGCAGGAACTGGCCAATACATTGCGATTCGCTACGACATCATTGGCCCAACGCACCAAGGGAGAATTGTTTTTGGCAATCTGAACATTCGCAACCCCAACCCCAAGGCTGAAGAAATCGGCAGGCAACAACTTGGCGAGGTGATGCGCGCTATTGGCATCGCAAAGGTGCAGGACACGGATGAATTGATCGGTGGCCAACTGTCGATTAAGGTTGATATTCGCAGCTCTGAGCAGTACGGCGACCAGAACGAAGTCAAAGGCTTTAAAGCCATTGCTGGCTCAACGCCACCCGCACCAGTAGCAAAGGCTGCGGCAACCGGTAAAGCTGCGCCACCTTGGCAGAAGAAGTAAGAAAAAAAGGGCAGGGTTTGACCCCTGCCCAACTAGTCCACGTAAAGGAGATTCGGAATCATGAAAATTCCAGAGCCAGAATACAGCATCACCAACCTGATTGACAAGCACCACGAAAGCCGCCAAGAGCAGCCACGGCCACACCTTGGCGCATCGACCTTGGGTCACCCTTGCGACCGTTGGTTGTGGCTGTCGTTTCGTTGGGCAGTTCAGCAAACCTTTGACGGTCGCGTTTTGCGAATGTTTCGCCGAGGCAATCTTGAGGAAGCGCAAATCGTTAGCGACCTTCGTGCCATTGGTATCGACATCCAACGCACGGTCGGCAACCAATCCAGAGTTAGCTTTGGTTCTCACGTCTCCGGTAGCTTGGACGGTGTAATTAAATCTGGTGTTCCAAACGCAATGAAAACCGAACACGTAGCTGAATTCAAAACCCATAGCTTGAAGTCATTCAACGATGTAGAAAAAAAGGGTGTGGAGGAATCCAAGCCAGAGCATTTCGTACAGATGCAGGTTTACATGGCTGGCACTGAGATTGATCGAGCGCTGTACGTGGCCGTTTGCAAGGATGATGACCGCATCTATACCGAGCGCGTCAAGTTTGATAAAGACGTCGCAGAAAAAGCGATTGCGCGAGGAAAGCGGATTGCTTTGGCTGACCGTATGCCAGAACCATTATCAGCCGACCCAACGTGGTATCAATGCCGCTGGTGTCCTGCGCACGACTTTTGTTTCGAGTCCAAGATTACCAAACACGCCAATTGCAGAACGTGCGCTCACAGTACGGCGCTAGAGAATTCAACGTGGCGGTGTGAGCGCCATGACGCTGACGATATACCTGTTGAATGGCAGCGTGAAGGTTGCGATTCGCACGTACTGCACCCCGATCTGGTGCCATATCAGCGCAAGGAAAGCGACAATGAATGGCAAGCTATTTATGTAATCAATGGCAAGGATGTGATTAACGGCGAGCCTGATACCAATGTTTTTGGCTCCAAAGAAATACTGGCCAATCCATCGGTATGCGCCAACCCTGATGAATTTGCGACAGAGTTTCGTCGTGAGTTTAATGCGCGGGTGGTTGGATAATGCTCCGTGACTACCAACAACGAACCATCAACCAGCTCTATGAGTGGTTTGGCAAGAACAAAGGCAATCCATGCTTAGTGTTGCCTACTGGCTCGGGCAAGAGCCACATTGTGGCTGCACTTTGCAAGGATGCCGTACAGCAATGGCCAGAGACGAAAATCCTGATGCTGACTCATGTTAAAGAATTGATTGAGCAAAACGCCGAGAAGATGCGCCAACATTGGCTAGGCGCTCCGCTTGGAATTTATGCAGCAAGTATCGGCAAACGTGAATTAGGCGAACCAATTACCTTCGCTGGCATTCAATCGGTGCGCACTAAATCTGCGGCGCTTGGCCATATTGATTTGGTGATTGTGGATGAATGTCATTTGATTAGCCACAAAAACGAAGGTGGCTATCGCACGTTGTTGGCTGAATTGAAGGTCATCAATCCTGAGTTGCGCGTAATCGGTTTAACAGCCACGCCGTACCGCCTTGGCCACGGTCTTATCACCGACAAGCCAGCTATCTTTGACGATCTGATTGAGCCGGTCAGCATTGAGGAGTTGATCTACAAAAGGCATCTAGCCACTCTGCGGTCAAAGACCACCACAACCAAGCTGGACACCAGCGACGTTAAAAAACGTGGTGGCGAGTTTATTGAATCCGAATTACAGAAAGCCGTTGATACAAGGAAGAATAATGAAAGCGTTGTGGCTGAAGTGATTCGTTTGGCTGGTGATAGGCAATCGTGGTTATTCTTTTGTGCAGGTATCAATCACGCGAAAAACGTATCGATTGCATTGCGCGATCAAGGCATCAAGTCGGCGTGTATTACTGGCGAGACATCAAAGACAGACCGCGAGCGAATTATCAACGAGTTTAAATCTGGAAAAATAAGGGCGCTAACAAATGCTAATGTTCTTACTACTGGTTTTGATGCTCCTAATATTGATCTAATCGCCATGTTGCGCCCAACCATGAGCGCCAGCTTATACGTACAAATGGCCGGTCGCGGTATGCGAATCAAAGATCACATCGACCATTGTCTAGTGTTGGATTTTGCCGGAGTAGTCGAGACGCATGGCCCGATCACCAACGTGCAGCCACCCAATAAAGCAGGGTCTGGAAACGGTGAAATGCCGGTCAAACTTTGTACCGAGTGCCATGAACTATGCGCCATATCGGTCAAAGTATGCCCCTCCTGTGGCCATGAATTCCCGCCATCCATACCGAAGCCATTAGCGTTGCGCCACGACGACATTATGGGCATGGATGCCAAGGATATGATTATTACTGGCTGGAATTGGCGCAAGCACATCAGTAACACCAGCGGCAAAGAAATGCTGGCCGTCAGCTATTATTCAAAGAATCTATCCGACCCATCGATTACCGAGTACCTGCCACTTCGCCACGATGGTTATGCTGGCGACAAAGCGGTCAGAGAGTTAGCCAAGATGGCCAATGCGTCGGGTGTCGGTAGCCGTGAATTGTTTGCAGTCGGTGTAACTAAGCTAGACCAGATTGCTACGTACATGAATCATGGCAAGCCACCTACCACCATTGCATACAAAAAAGAAGGCAAGTTTTATCGCGTCTTATCAAGGAAATGGAATGACTGAACGAATCCCAACTGAGCATGAAGAACAACGCGAAGTCGTTAAATGGTTTCGCCAGACGTACACGGAAGTGCGAATCTTTGCGATACCCAATGGCGAGAAACGCACCCTTGGGGTGGCTGCTCGATTAAAGGTTGAAGGCGTTAGCCCAGGCGTTCCCGATCTATACGCACCAGCATGGCGGCTGTGGGTTGAAATGAAACGAATCAAGGGTGGAACGATCAGCCCACCACAAAAAGATTGGCACACATACTTGCGAGGCATTGGCGACACGGTGCTGGTGTGCAAGGGAGCCGAGGAAGCTAAAGAGCAAATAATAAAATTTAGGGGGGAGAAATGAATCACAAACTTTTAAAAATGATAGAAGAAGCAGGGTTTGACTTTACGCCTGACATCATGAACAAACTGCAAAAGTTTCAGAATTTGATTTGGGTAGAGCGCGAGGAATGCGCGAAAGCCGCCGAAACTGTAGTGCCACGACATACAGAATGCGGCAATAAGATTGCGGGAGCTATACGGGCGAGGAGCAACCATGACAAGCTGGATTGATGAACTAAAGCCAGGCGACAGGGTTATGTTTGATGGCGACCCTGCAAGAGTTTTTAACGTGATAAGGCAACGTCCAACTGCGCCAGATTATTTTTATTTAGATTTTGATGATGGTTCTTATATTGGCGTAAAGGATAACGAATTGATTGCGAATGGCGTAAGGGGGTAAAAATGACTGAACACAAACACGCAAAATTAATTAAAGCATGGGCTGAAGGCGCGAAGATTCAGAAATTCTCAAAGCGCCATCAAGCATGGGAAGAATCACCCAATCCAACATGGAATGAAGAAACGGAATACCGTTTGCGCATTAAACCTGACTACACGATTGAATTAAACGCGCACGTTTTGAACGGTGAATTGTTTATTGATGTCGGCGCACGATTTCCAAATATGTCGTTGGTGTTTGATGCAGGGAGTAATGAATTGAAATCTGTTGAAATGATTCAATGGAAGGGAAAAAAATGATTGCCATTGCAGCCATTGGAGCGATGTTAATAGGTGCTGGCATTACTGTTGGTGTGGCTGGATTAATTGCATATTTGATGATGGATGATAATGAACTGTAAAGACTGTGGTGGAAAGACGAATGTAACGTGGACTCAGAAACAATTAGGTGGTGTTAGACGGTTGCGTAAATGCCACAAATGCGGTTTTTCTGCCTATACCGGCGAAGTTTGGCTGGCGTTGTTACCACCACCCGAGCCAAAACCTATTTATACTAAATCGGAGGTTGCGTTAATGAAAAAGAAAGAGGTTACTACCCGCAGGAAAAATGAAGACAGGAGGCAAGATGAAGAAGCATAACAACATGAGCATGGGTGACCATTACATTTACACGCCATCAACCACCGATGTAACGATCCGTTGGCGCGCAAATTACGATTGGCTACCACCATCAGAAGACCCAAAATTTATGAAAAAATGGGCTGAGTTTCGTATGCGTTGCGCGCAAGGTATTGAGAAAATAATTAACCACTAAAAAAGAGATAAATCATGAAAAAACTTTTACCGTTGTTTTTCTTAACTGGCTGTTCAACATTTGATATGCCAAACACATCGTTGACAGTAGAAAAAGAAGTTCAAGCTATGAGCCGCAATGAGGTCATTATGGCTATTCAAGATTGCGAATCTAATCGCACCAGAGCTGTAATGATACTGGCCAAGCGGAAGATTTCGGGGCGCACATCCGACGTTGTTGTCGATGTTACCTGCGCGCCACGGCCGTCATATTATTAATGGCGAAGCGATTCGTACTGCTTGACGCACTGGTCTAAGGCTGCTTTGAGGCTGGCTGCGTCGGCACTGTACCCTGCAAGAAATTCTGCATCTCCTTTTGCCAGTTGCGCTCCGGTGGCTGCACTACAAGCGCTGGCGGCACTGGACACGGGACTGCCTTCGGCGGGGCGCTCTGGCCGGTTGCGCAAGCTCCCAAGAAGAATACGGTTAGTATCGGCCACTTTTTTAAGTTCACGATCTTTTTCCTCGCGTAAATTGTTTGCGCCTTGCTGTAGTGCTTGCTCTTTCTCTCTGGCCAAGCGCATGTTCTCGGCGTACTCGGCCATTTGTTTGACCTTCTCTCTATCCCATTGCGCTTGGACTTTAGCCTGGCCAGCATCGTCGCCTTGCCAATGACCAGCGCCATACGCACAGACCACGGCTAGGACGCTGCCAGCGATGAAATACGGATTCATTTAGGCGGTACTTTCGTGCCTTCTAGCTTTTTATGCACCTTGATGGTCTTGCAGACTTGCTTGCCTTTTTCGTCGTGACAAACTTTCTTCATTTCGCCGCCGGCATGTACTTGGGTAATTAAAAATATACTAGCAGCCGCAGTTACAAACATGCGAAAGCAAAGCAGTTTAAACATGGTCAAATCTCCGGTTGTGCTGCGGGTGGTGGGGCAGGTTTTCCATTAAATCCTAGAACGACAGGCGCAGCCGCTGCTACTGGCTCAATCGTTGGCTCTACACGTTTGGCTGGCGTTATAGGCGCTGGTGGAGTTTGCGGCGTAGGCTTCATGGCGTCTTCACGCTCCTTGGCAGTTGATAAGCCAGGCGGCACGAATTGATCTTTGCCTTTCACCGCAATTAACGTGGCCAGTGCGCCCAATATGTATTTGGACATATCGGAAAGCAGTAGAAAAAACTGCTTGTCCGCTGGAGCCATGCCCGACATCGGTTGTACGGTGAAGACGACGCTATACATCGACAGCGATGCCATCATCATTAGGATCATACAAAAGCAAATGCCAATTATGAATTTTAACCATGCGTTCAAACTATCTTCATTCATGGCTTCACCTTTTCTGGTTGCGTGACATCGCTAGGACAAGTGCCAGTCGCCGTGCAGATCGGCGCTTTGCAATCTGCCGTCTCCCAATTTTTAGGGTCTTGGCAAGGATACCTAAAACGGTCTTGGCAAGCATTAAGCACCAAGCACATGAAGAGCATGCTCATAATGCTTTTTACGATCTTCGAGTCCAATGGTGCCTCCATTAATGCGCTTAGTTAATGTAAGAATGTCGCCAGCATCAGCCCATTGATTGAGCTTATTCGTTTCCCAAAACCAGCAAGCGCTTTGAGCAGCGCCTTCAAACGTGGCCAAGTATTCTGGCACTTCGTCAATCTTTAGTGGGCGACCATCCACTTCAATAGAATCTGCAAAGGATTGATAATTTGACCGACCAGTAAGCTGGATAAGCCCACGGCCACAATAGCGGTAGCCATCACCGCTAGACTCATCACCATTGCCCATGCGGTTAGCGTAAATACGGTTTGCGATAGCCTCTTGCTTATTAGGGCGCGCACAATACTGGTTAGCGATAGCGTCATCTGGAAAATACTTATTAAAAAGTCTGCGAAGGGATTGGGGTTTGTAATTCAGATTTTCTTTTAGTGTCGTAAAGCCACCAGATTCATGACTGCATTGCGCTACAAAAGCAGCAATACGATTAGCGGTATTAATGTCATAGTCAGGAAGCAGTTGATGCAAAGCATTATGCCAATGTTCGACATACTTATTCCTTGGTAGTAGCTGCTTCAGTTGGCTCAGAGTTAGCATTTTTTTCCTCTAGTTCACGCATCAATAATTTGCGTATCCTGCGCATTCTATCAATTTCAATAATGGCCGCATTCGTTGCGTTGTTAGCGTCCATAATTGCTAGGCCAACTAACGGCAATGCAATAGCCAGAGTTAGCACCATCGAAATTAGACAAATCAATAGTACCCAAGGGATATTGTCTTGCTCATCCTTATCAGTAGTAGGAGGCTTATTAACCATAGGGTCACGAACAGAACCGCGCCAAACCATGTCGCATTTTCCTTGATCTTTCTAATTGCGCGCCGTCGTTTTGCTGCGGCTAAATGTATTGCTCTTAACTCTTCCGCATTGGCTATTCGTTGTTCTTCCTGAATCTGCCCCCACATTTTTTCAAAGCGGGTATATAAGTCGCCCAACTCAGCCGGTGCGTTGTACGTCATCTCAGTGCGAATATCGGCGTACATAGCGTTCAATCGACTTCGTATAAGCACTCTGCGCAACGCTCGCCGCCCGATTGATTCTTCGCCCTTATATACTTTTTTTGAATCACGTTCTTCCTGCAAAAAGAGTTTTTCAATCGTATCAAATGCGTCTAAGAACTTACCCAAATGCTCGCCTATGTCACCCAGCGCATCATTCGGATCAGTTTTTGCTATCTTCTGAACCTTCTGTACTTCTTCATTGAACTGAATCTTTTGTTCATTCGTTGGATTCTGAATCTTGCTGAATTGCGATTTCAGATCATCCAATACTTCTCTTACATCACCGGCTGCATTCTTGATGTCTTTGTAAAGTTTGCATCCGGCTTTTGCCGCCGCAATGGCAGTATTTGCCGCTGCGATCAGCGCAAATGGCATTTAGTCGCCTAATATTCCTGTGGCCGTACCAGTTGCAGCCGCGCCAGATAACAAACCAACTGGTCGGCGCTGAGTTCTTTTTTGAAGCTCGGCCATAATTGCGCGTTGCTCATCTGGATTGGTAGAAAATAAACGCTGTTGCAATGCTTGAGAAGTTTCTCCGCTGATGCCTTTTGATCTGCCATATAAAGCGCCAGCCGTTGCCCTGAGAATACCAAGCGCATCGCCTCTAGCTGCATTTTGAGCTATCTGTGCAATCTCATTAGCATTTTCTTGAGATGCTAGTCGAGGCGCTGTTTCTGATCCACCAATAACTTTTTTAGCCGTTTTGCTTTGCTGATCCATTGCCTTAATGAATTGTGAAAAATCATTATATTTGGCCTGATCTTCAAAAGCTAATCTAACTAATCCCTTTTGATTGTCGCTTTTAAATACTTGGCGAGTAAAGTCACCACCTTTAAAATCGCCAGCACGGTTATTAATATCGGCCATCATACCCATGCGAAAGGATTCTTTTTCAGCAGGGTTAAATGCTTTAATCTTTGCGGCAGCTTCTTTAGGGTCTAACTTTTGATACTTTTGACCCATTTGAAATGCGTCTTGAATTCTTTCTGAATCAGCATATTCAAGATTGGCTTTGCGATAGGCATCATTTTTTGTTTTTAGCAAATCGTTAAATTCTTTTCTTGCTTTTGAAACATCGTTACCGTATCCAGTAACTTTTCCAGTAATTGCGTCGGTTTCTTTTTCAACAATGCGATCAAGACCAATTTTAAGTTGGTGCATAACATCCGTTGGAACACGGCGGTCGCTCAATAACGCATCCAATGGTGGCAAAGTTTCGCCACGCGCATCAGCGCGTTTAACTGCTTCTTTGTACGCATTTTTAAATAGATCGCGATCCATAAATTTGCGGAAATCTTTGGCGTAAACATCTTTGCTATAAGCCGCTGGATAAGCTGTTTTTGCCGCCAAACCTTGATCTTCAATTAACTTGTTTAGTCTTTCGTAACCATTGGCATTTATGTCTAAGCCAGCTTTATCAGCTAATGCTTTTACAACGTCATTTTTTTGGTCAATTAAACGGCTCTCTAAAAAATTTTGAGTGCCTGTCTTAGCTTTAGATGAAACAGCATAGGCGTTGTATGCCAACCCGCGCAGATTCTCACCAAGGTCAGCAATGGTGGCATTAGGTACGCCAATGCGGCGCAACTCATCCAATGCGGCCATAGCTTCATTTGGCGTTAAGTTATCTTTTTGCAGGTAGTTTGCCAAAATACGCGATGCCGCTGCCGGTTGATCGCCAACACCTGAAGCATTTAGGACGTTACGAATAAGACTGCCAGCACCTTTGATGGCTACTGGAACAGTGCCACCTAATACACCGCCAAAAATAGAGCCTTTGACCGTTTCCTCGCCAACATCTTTAGTGGCATAGCCATAGCCAGACGCTGCGCCTGTAGCCGTTCCTACAGCAGCGCCACGGCCTATTTGACCGCCAAATTTATCAAGAAGTAATTTTTCGCCAGCTAATGCAGATTGAGTACCAGTAGATGCTTGCTTTGCCTTTTGCAAAAATCCAAGTGGCAAAGCCATACCGCCAGCAAACTCAATGGGTGTTTTGACGTTTGGATAGTCTTGGCCGAATTGCTCTTGTTGAGCGCGTAGTTCGTTTCTTAGCTTTTCATATTGAGGGCCGCTAATTCTTCCAGTACGTAAAGCCGCTTCTATCTCATCGAAAGAACCTAAAGTTAAACCTTGAAAGCCAGCACGAACTGTTTCAGCCGCGCCAGAATAAGGAACCGCTGGCTCAAATACTGACGTCGATGCTTTTGGCTCTTCTACTGGTACACCTATAAATTTATCAGCCATTATCTGCTCGCTTGAGTTTTGGTCATTCTCTGACCTTTAGCATTAATATAAATGGTTCCCGCTGGAATTTTAGGATCGTTCAAAATTCTTTTCTCTTCTGCATCAGTAAACGCTTGCGGTTCAAATTTAGGAATTTCAATTACTGTTTCAGGAGGAGGTAATTTATTATTTGCGCGACGACCTGTAATTGATTTATACGCATCTCTTGCGCGATCAGCATTTATTCTTCGCAATGTTTCAATAGATTTTCCAGCGTCGGCCATAGATTCTGCGCTCTTTAATTCATTAGTAGCCCTTTGAGCATCACTATCTGTTTGCGTTCCTTTATTTAAACGCAAAGACTCATTAATTAACCTTGTTCTAAATCGCTCAAAATCGTTACGCGCTACCACTTGAGCATCTTCTGAACCAGTTGCGCTACGAATAGAAATAAGCGCTCTATCTAATGGCCCAAATTTAATTTCTCCCGATCTAATAATTGACAGATATTTATCAGCTTCATTTGCCAAATTAATTGCGGCAGTTGCTTGTTCATAATCAGCATCTTCAGCTTTTGCAACAAAAGTCGGCAATGGCTTTAATGAGTCGGCCAATGCTTTTGCCTCTCTTTTATCTTCTAATCTTTGTGCATCTGCCGCTCTTTTATCGGCTGCTCTTTGTGCATCTGCTTCTCTTTTATCTGCCGCTCTTTGTTTTTGCAATTCTTTTGCGTCAGCGCCTCTTCTTTCAAGCTCTTCCAATCTTCTTTGATGGGCAAGCTCTAACTCTCTTGCTCTTTCAGCCGCTTTGTCTGCCAATTCTTGTCTGCGTTGTTCAGCCCTATCGGCTAATTCTTGCTCTCGAGCTGTTCTTGCTAACTTTTTATCTTCCGATCTTTCTAATACAGTTAAGGCTTTGTCTGCCGAAGCAAATTTAGATAAAACAGCCAATCTATCTGCTTCAGTTGCATCAGGTGGAAGAGCTGCCATTGCTTGACGATATTGATTTTCTCTATCAATTTCAGCTTGCGTCTTTGCTGCGGTGGCTGACTTTGCGCGCATATCAGCCATGTTCTTGGCTAAGTCGTTGGCCGCAACAATTAAACCTTGAGCAAATTCAGGGTCAAATTCTTGCGCTATTTCTGCTGCACGAAGCATTGAGTTTGGGTCATTTAAATCAATACGTGGCGCACCACCAGCACCGGTAAGCATTTGCTGGCGCATAGATATTTTGCGCAGTTGTGGGTCTTGCATACCAAACAACCCAGCGGTAGCGCCGCCTAATTGCTGCGCGCCTTGATAGATGCCATAACTGGCTTTTTCAAATGGATTAAGTTGAGCAAACTGAAGCGCACGATTTTGCTGCGCTTGTTGCTGCCGCATTTGATATTCTTCTGGCGATGTAAACAGCCCTAATATTTCGCTTGCCATGATTGCCCCTATAACGGTAACGGTTTGTATCCAACTGATGTTAAACCTTGATATGAGTCGAAACTTCGATCATCCCTTGTTCGTGGAGCGCCGCTAAAGTTTCCAGTATTTCCATATATCATGTTAAATCGCTCATCTTGTCGTTGTTGGTTTTGGTACGCATTAAGAGCATTAGCCGCGCCCATTAATCCAGTACCAAACGGGCTATACGCATTAGCTTGCTGCATAGTTTGCGCTGCACCTATTCCACCTGACATTAACGCTTGCGCTCCTGCGTTATTAACATTTCTGCCGCCAAGCGACGCACCAATATCCAATGGTTGCTGTCCTAGACTTTCTAATGTTTGCGCGCCGCTAAGGTATCCTGTAAATGGCGATAAAGCGCCAACCTGCCCCTGTTGGTATCGACCTAACAATCCAGCGCCTTCACCAAACAAACCTGCACCAAAGGCTACCTGTTGTTGACCAGCTTGTTGTGCTTGGCCAGCTAATGCCGCATCTTGTTGAGCTAATGCGTTGTAGTACGCTTCTAGTTCAGGATTACTTGCGCTAAGACCTGCACCGCCGCCTGGGCGAATACCTGTTGCGCCAACAGACAAACCGCCGCGACCAGTATTAAACAGTCGATTTTGTAATTCTGCATACTGACGCTCACGGCTAGGCGCTAACAAGTCTTGTTGGCTTTGCATATACTGAGCCGCAACTGCTTCAGGTGATTGCGCTAAGTATTGGCCACCCAAATTAAACAAGCCAGTTGCTGCGCCGGTCAGCGGTTGATACATTCCTTGCGCCGCTTCAGCTTGACCTAATCCTTGACCACTTAATGCCATCAAACGATCTTGATATGAACGCAGTTCAGGCGATAGCGTATAACCAGCACCACTTACACGGCCATCTGGCCCTGTCGTAAATTGACTAGTACCGAATCGCGTCGTAACGCCAACCGGCCTAAAGCGTGATTCTTCAGCAGCAATCCGCGCTGCTTGTAGTTGCGCTTTAGCAGACGTTTCTGCGGCATTTTCAGCCGATCGCCCTTGTAAATACCCGCCTAATATATTCCCGCCGGCAGCGGCTGCAGCCATCATCCAAGGCATATCAATCCCCTCTAATTAAAACGTCATCCACTTTGGCTGAGTCTTTCTCATCCGTCGCATGGATACAAAACCAGACACAATCGCTCATAGCCTTAATGCCATGAACTACGTTTGCTTCAATATTTA